AGGCAGTCTGCACCATAACGAAATACTATATGCAAAACCGGATAAAAAATGAAAGCCAAAATCCCAGGCAAAATAAAAGACGGCGTGATTGACATTCAAGGCAAATCGTTTCTCACCGCCTCAATATATGGCGGCGATTTTGAGGACGTGACTGAATTGTCGATCAAACTCGGCAAAACATACATTGAGTTAGAAGTCCATTTCGATAATGACAAACTGGTTTTATCCGGGTCCGTCCCGGTGAGCGTAATATCTGAGTTGGTTGAAGATAGGGCGATGGAAGAACGTATTCAAGCAGAGGTCGAAAACGCCGAATGAGAGAATTGACAATGGAGGCATACGATGACCTGGATATCATCGGCAATGTCTGCCGCAAGATGTTTGACGACAAAGGAAAACTTCACATCACCATTAAACTGTTCGAAGAATCCCTTTCTGCAAAACAGCGCGGCCTTTACTGGCGATGGGTAAGCACGATATGCGCCGACACCGGAGATACTAAAGATGATTTTCATGAGCAGGCAAAAGAGCGGATCTTTCTAAATACCTACCTTGCCGACGCGGTAAATCATCAAGAACTAATCCAGTTAGTAGAAACGATGAAGGCTGTCAGACTAAAGATTCCGAGCGAATACCCGCTTATTCGTAAATGGATAATCAAGCACGTATCACACCTCGACGCAACGGTTAAAAACATGAAGGACGTTTTAAAGCAGTTGGAGAGCGAGGCAAGTAGTCTTGGGATAAGGCTACCGCCTCCTCCTGGGCCTGGGCTTACTTATGAGACTAAATATGAGGAAAGCCGATATGTCTAGGCCAACGGCAGCACAAAAACGCATGTGGGGAAGAGTTTTCGAGGCTGGATGTATGGCCTGCAAGCAAGACGAAATATTTTCTTTTCCTGAGATTCACCACTGGCGCGAATACGGGTACAGGGATCATTCAAAAGTGTTCGGTTTGTGTCCTGCTCATCACAAAGAAGTTTCGGCAGTAAAAGGAATACCAAACAGACATTTAAACCCAATTGAATTTAGGGCCGCTTATGGAAGCGATCATGAATTATTCGAGAAGTGCAAAAAAGAAATCGGAGAGAAATTATGACAACAGAAAAAGAGAAGACCCATTACAGAAAAGCCTTTAATAGCCCGTACCTTTCTGCAGCCGATATCGTCGAGCCAACCGTATTGACAATTTCGCGCGTGTCGCTCGATATCGACAAGACCAAGAAGACCAAGGATCTGTTTAATACTGCCTATTTCAAAGAGAAGGAAATACGGCAGGGCGAAGAATTGAAACCGATGATCCTAAACGCAACCAACAGCCGCACTATCAAGATGCTGACCGGCAGTGCGTTCATTGAGGATTGGGTGAATGTGCCGGTGACGGTCTATGTCGATCCTTCTGTAAGGTTTGGCCGCGACACAGTAGAGGGTTTGCGGATCAGCACGGAACGGCCTGCTGTAAGAAAGCAAGAACTGACTCCTGATAATGTAAAAGCATGGACCCGCGCCGTAGAGGTCTACGCCAAAACAAAGACTTTCTCAGAAATTGAGAAGCACATGGAAATCAGCGAGGCAAACCGCAATTTGATTATCGCCGCTGCAACTCCCAAACCTGAAGCGGTGGCGGAATGATGATACTGACACGGGAAAAACTAAAAGAGTTGCTTAGATATGATCCGTTAACAGGAGTTTTTATCTGGATCAAACCAAGCAAATACCATAGCGAGAAACTTTTAACTGAAGCTGGAACCATAATTAAAAGTAGGGGAAAGAGTTATCGGACTATAGGAGTTTTGGGGAAATATTATAAAGCCCACAGGCTTGCTTGGCTTTACGAGTACGGGGTCTGGCCGAAAATTATAGATCATTTGAATGGCAATTCAACAGACAATAGAATTGCAAATCTAAGAAGTTGCTCACAGTTTGAAAACTGCCAAAATCACAAGAGAGTGAAAAACTCATCTAATTTACCAGTAGGGGTAAGGATATCAACATCCGGGAGATATCAAGCTCGCATAACAGCCAACGGCACACTTCACCATATTGGCACTTTTGTAACCGTGCAAGATGCCGCCATAGCCTACAGAAAAGCGAGGGAAACCTTGCACAACACTGGAGGCTCAAAATGACCATGTTTTACGATGTCACACAAGGTAGCGACCAATGGTTTGACCTGCGCTGCGGCAAGGTTGGCGGGTCGAGCATAGGTAAAGTTATGGCAAATGCAGGAAAAGCATTCGGACCTCCTGCACATGATTTGGCGGTGCAGATTGCCATAGAGCAGATTACCGGGAAAAGGCAGGAATCGACATATAGTAACGATCATATGCAGCGCGGTCAAGAACAGGAACCAATTGCCAGGGCATTATACGAGCAAGAGTTTTTTGTCTCGGTCGGCAACGGTGGGTATTTCGACACTGAAGATATCCTCGGCGTTTCTCCTGACGGCCTTGTCGATGATGACGGCGGAATTGAAATAAAGTGTGTAATTCAATCGGTACATTTTGCCACTGTTCATCGCGCCTCGTTTGACCCGTCATATAAATGGCAACTCTACTCAGAGTTAATGGTTACTGGCCGTGAATGGTGGGATTTTGTTTCGTTCTGCTCGACGTTTCCTGAAGGGAAAAGGTTATTCACGCACAGGATATACCGGAAAGACTGCGGCGAAATGTTCAGCATGATCAACACCAGAATTGAAGAGTTCAAACGACTTGTTGATGAAAAAAAAAGAGTCATAAATAGTATATAAAATCTGCATCGTGTTTCGGCAAGAAGTGCAAAACAGGGTGTCCCGCATTCGCGTGATACTCAAAATCAAAATTAACCGGAGAATTATACATGCTAACAAAAGAAGAAAGAAAGAAAGGTTTAAGTTGGGGTTGGTGGGTTGGTGTAGCAATCGCCTTATTTGTTGTCGTGGTTGTGGCTTTTAAGGTTTTGCTTTTCCCGGCCATGGTTGTAAACACTGCGGCAAACTCGGCCAAAGGCGTGATAGACAAGACGCTAGATTCGAACAACGTCATCCATAAGTATGAGTGGTTCCATGACGTTAACGCACAACGCGATTCACGCCTGAACCAGATTAAAGCACACTCGGGGTTGTTGTCCGACGAGACTGACAAAAAAGAACGCAGCCGGTTGTCGATGGAGCTTGCAGCAATGCAACAATCGTGCCGCGACCTATCAACGCAGTACAACGCCAATTCCGAAAAAGTCAACGTTAGTATTTTCAAGGGTTCGTCGCTTCCGGCGATCCTCAATATAAACGATTGTGAGGCGAAATAATGAAGAAGATCAAAGGATTTACACTTGTTGAGCTACTGATAGTTGTTGCAATTATCGGCATCCTCTGCGCCATGGTTCTTCCGCAAATGGGATGTATTCCCGCTGAATCAAAACAGGCACCAGTGAAAAATGCCCAGGCCGAAAAAGCCAAAGCGGCTGCAAACTCCATCGCGTTCACCGAAAATGCGGAGATTGACAATATCAAGAAACGCCTTGAGCTTACTGCAAACCTTGGATTGCTCGGATTTGTGGTGCTGCTCAACGAAACCGGTCAGCCGGTTATGAGTGTGGCGGTGAAAGGCAAAATCACCAGCGGCAGCAAACGGCTCACTGATCCAAGAGTTATCTCTGAAAAATATGCTGGAAACAGCGGTTATAACCACCCGGTTACCGACTCGCCATCAGATGAAGGAACTTTTGGCAGCTCAGGAGAATACATCTTTTTTTGGACAACCGCCGGCCAATACATCCAATGGAATGGCAAATACCTCTATTCAGATAAACCATTTCGTCTAAGCATTGAGCCTATTGTTGTAAGCGCAGCAGTTCAATAACCCAATGAGGTAGCCACATGGAAGATTTCCGCGACGGTAAGTGCTTATTTTGTGAATATCGCGTAATGCTAACCGCACTATATTTCAAGTGTCTCAATCCTGACGATAATATCGCGGTGCGGCACACGATACCACTTGCAGGCGAATATCCGGAGCGGTTTCTTCCTGTTGCTTTGGATGGGGTTTGCGGGAATTGGATGTTAAAAGTTTATTGAGGTGCGAGTCAAATGCAAAAAGAAAGAATAGAGTTGAGTGACAGTATTTTAGATATAGTTACAAAAATGTCTAATGGAAATCCTGGCGCTATATCTGTCATTATTAAAATAATTAAACATGGTGCAGAGATTGACCCTGATAGTTTTTGCGGTAGCTTAGGAACTATTTTCAATCTAGACCGTGAAGGAATATACGGAAGCGACTTATGGTTGTTTTACAAAGATGTTTGCAAAGAAAATATCGTAAATGTTGTGGGAGTATTAAGGTGCTGTCAGTTGGGTGAATTGCCGATAAGCCATGTTTGGGACGCCATCAGGGGAATTAAACAACTTGATATCGAACCAGTAATGGAGTTAGTCAAGGCGAAATTGCCAAACTTTGCTGCCTGCTCGGAGATGGCTCAATGACCCAGCCAATATTCAAAACATCACGCACCGGCAAATTCGGCCCGTACACCTACGACCACACGTATATGTTAGACGTGGAGCGCAGAGCAAAGCGTGTTGAGAAGGCTGCGGGTGAGGAGAAGGAACGCTCCAAACAGATGAGATTAAAATGGACGAAATAACCTGCGCCTACTGCCACGGTACGCCAACCCCCGGCACTGATATGTGCGATGAGTGCCGGGAGTGGTTTGATGAAAAATGGAGTGAATTGGAGGAACAGTGCCACGGTACGCAAAACGAACAGACAATAATCAGGCGGATATCGTCAGCCAGTTGCGCTCTATTCCAGGAATTACGGTCGAGACTGATCATGACGATATCCTCGTTGGCCACAAAGGTATTACGTATTGGGTAGAACTGAAAAATCCAAACGTGGTCAAGAAGTCAGGCGAACTACAGGCTAACGCGCTACGGAATAGCCAGAAGCGGATCAAAGAGAAATGGTCAGGGCAATATCTGGTGGCGTGGAGCGTTAAACAGATTTTGGAAGAGATAGGGGTAAGGGTGAAAGGATGAGAAAATTTGTTTGGCTATACGTCCTATCTTGGATCGAAAAAACATATCTCAGGGAAGGTGATAAGGCATCAAGTTGTATTGTCGATTGCTGTATTTTTATAAAAGAAAAAATAATGGAATAGGGTGAGTTAATGGGTAAAAATCTATGTTATGTGTATGTAAATACAGCTTCATACCTTGGTGGAGTGGTTTGTAAAATTGGTATAAGCAATAATATAGAAAAACGAATACGCGAGTTTAACACTGGTCTTAGATGCAGGGCGCGATACTATAATGACATAACTGGTGTTGAATTTAAAAACGCCTACAAGAAACCTATGGATAGGTTAATCGCCAAATTAGTTGAGAAAGAGTGTCACAAGAAAATCAAAGATAAGTTGATAAAGGAAATGGGCAATGAGGTTTTTGATATCGACCCGAAAACCGCAATATCTCTTTTAAGGAAAACGATAAAGGAGGTTGTGGCGTGATAGTGGTAAAAAACTGGTCAAAATACCAATCCTACAAGGACAGAAAGCCACCCTGGATAAGGTTTCACCGGGGCATACTTGACGACTACAACTTCCAAAAGATGAGCGCAGATGCAAGGGCGCTCCTCCCTATGATCTGGTTGCTGGCTTGCGAGGATGATGACCCATCGTCAGGAACGGTGAGGTGCCCACTCGATGAAATCGCCTTTAGGCTGCGGCTGAACAGCAAAGAATTAGAAAACTCTATTTCAGAGCTGGAAGTGTCTGGTTTTGTTAGATGTATCGAATCCGTAACAGATTTGCCACATTGCCGTAACGAAACCGTACCCTCAGAGACAGAGACAGAGACAGAGACAGAGACAGAGACAGAGACAGAGAGCAGCACCTCCCCCGGTGCCGGTGTCGAGATTCTTCTCAAGGAAGGGTCCTACACCATAACGGCGAAGGATGCATCGGAGTGGAAAGCGGCCTTTCCTGCGCTCAACGTAGTGGCTGAGTTACTGAAGTGCAAAGCATGGAATTACAGTAATCCGGCAAAAAGGAAGACGAGAGGCGGGATAAAAAAGCACATTATGAGTTGGCTTGATCGTGCGAATAAAGATGATCGTCCTGAAAAGCAAAATATTCCGCAGATAACTCCTGACGGCAAGGTATTCGGATTCGGTGGCGTAAACAAGGTGCTTTTATGACTCCTCAAGAAATCAATGAAATTCTCGTCGGCATGGTCGATACCGTTGCTGCTCATCTCCTGCCAAACGGTAAGCGAGAGGGTAAAAGCTGGTGCGCCGGCTCTGTCGCTGGTGAGCCTGGGCAATCTCTTCGCCTCTGCCTGAGCGGGGCGAGGGTCGGTGTTTGGTCTGACTTCAGTAGCGGCGATAAGGGCGGCGATCTGCTCGATCTGTGGCAGCAAAGCAGAGGTCTGAGTTTTGTTGATACGCTGAAAGAGGCGAAGGATTTTGCCGGGATAAGCGACACACCTGAGATGTTTACGCCGAAGAGAACCAAGGGGAAGCCGCAGAAACCGCAGTGTGTGAAACCGAAAGACGATGTGGCCGCATGGTTCGAGGGGAGGGCCATCTTCCCGCGTAGTCTTGATGCGTACAAGGTGGGGCAGCAGGGCAGCGTGATTGTCTTCCCATTCTTTTCTCCTGATGGAGAATTGGAGTTGGTCAAATTTCGGGATCTTTCGGCTGAAGGTGAGGGAAAGAAAAAAATCTGGTCGAACAATGACCCTGAATACCACCTTTTTGGCTGGCAAGCAATTGACGACAATACCCGCGAAGTCGTTATTTGCGAGGGAGAGATTGACGCATTGTCATGGTTTCAGCAATCAATTCCGGCTCTCTCAATCCCCCAAGGTGGAGGTGGAGGCGATAAGCAAATTGTCTGGATCGAAAATGATTACGACAGGCTGCAACGGTTCGAGACAATTTATATCTCGATGGATATGGACCGCACAGGGCAGGAAGCGATAGAGCCTATTATCTCCCGGCTTGGTGTTGATCGGTGCAAGGTCGTTGACCTGGGGGAGTACAAGGACGCCAATGAAGCACATTGCGACGGCATGACGCTGAAAAACTACCTTGCTACGGCTAAGACCAAAGACCCCGAAGAGCTGAAGCGGCTCACCAATCACCACGACGAGATTATGGATGAGTTTGAGAATCATCATCTCGTTGGAATCAGATTGCCGTGGGTGAAAACACATCACACTATCCGGCTGCGGCCTGCGGAAATATCGGTTTGGGCCGGTATAAATAGCCATGGGAAAAGTATTTCACTCAGTCATGTGGTTGTTGATGCTGTGGCCCAAGGGGCAAAGGCATGCATTGCGTCAATGGAGATGAAGCCGAGGAAGTTGGGCAGGAAGATGTACCAGCAGGTTTGCGGACATGAAAAACCGGACCAGAAAGAGGCAGGGCAGATCGTCGAGTTTCTTGGCGATAATGTCTGGTTATTTGAGGCATACGGTACGGCTAAGGCTGACAGGGTTATTGAAGTGTTTTCTTACGCTCGAAAACGGTACGGGGTGCAGATGTTCGTTGTGGATTCCCTGGCTAAGTGTGGGTACGGAGAGGACGATTACAACGGGCAAAAGGCATTTGTGGACAGGCTGATGGAGTTTGCCGGAAAAAATAACGTCCACGTCCTGCTCGTCGTGCATATGCGGAAGCGCGAAGATGAGAACAAAATACCCGGCAAGATGGATATCAAAGGGACAGGGGCAATCAGCGATATGGTCGATAATGCTTTCGTCTGGTGGCGGAATAAACCAAAAGAGGAAAAAGGTATAGCAACCACTGAAGCGGACGCAATTCTGAACTGTGTCAAACAACGCGACACCGGGGAGGAGCCTATGGTTGGTTTATTCTTCCACAAGGCGAGTTGCCAATTTCTGGACAACCAAGAAGACGGGCCGAAGCAGTATATTTACACAGGCGGGTGAAGCGCACCACAGTAGCTTACGCGCAACGATCACACCCAAGCGCGTAGGTCGGCATGGGTGGCGGTTGAAATTGAAATTAGGGCCGTTTATGACGGTTTTTGGAGATTAGATGGAAAACAAGATAATCGTGGTCGGTGACCTTCACGGAGATTGGGGCGCGTTGAATAAACTCATCACCACCAAGAATCCTGCCGTTATCATGCAATGCGGAGACTTCGGATGGTGGCCAGTGCTGGAAGTATCAAGACCGGTGCTCTATGGGCGACAAAGCAAATGGAAACTCAAGGGG